ATCAAAAAGAAATTGATAAACGTAAATCTGATAAGGGTAAGACTGCCCAGATACAGAAACGTGATGAATTACTTAAATTCTTTTCGCCTGCAAACAAACAATCATTAAAATATGTGTTTGAATTACAAAAAGCCATAGTAGTGGCGAAACTAATTATTATAAATAAGTTAAACAGATTGAATCGTATTAACACATTTGTTAAGACGAAGAACGGATTTAATGTTACAAATGCTGAAGGATTTGTGGCTATTGATAAGCTTAAGGGCGGTGCTGTTAAGTTAGTTGATAGACTTGAATTCAGTTATAATAACTTTAGTCCAGACGTTATTAAAGGCTGGCAGAGTCCTTCTAGGGGCTAGGCTATTCCTCATGGAAATTGCGAGAAAGAAATGTATAGTTTTAAAGACCTAATTACCGTCGACCTAAAACCAGGTGAAGACGAGTTAACAAAATATAGAAAAAAGAAAAGCAATCGTATTGCGCATGATACTTCAGAAGATAAGGAAGTAGAAGAAGCTTTAAACATTCAACAGAGAATGAAGAAGCGTCAACAGATGCGTAGAATGAAAGCTAAGATTGCTATTGGTCGTAAGAAGGCTATGCGTCGTACCGCAACTACCGAAGTCCTCAAGAAAAGAGCTAAACGTAAAGCTCGTTTAGTTGTCCTCAAGAAATTCCTTAAAGGTAAGAAGAAAGAAGATCTACCTTATTCAACTCGTGCTGCTTATGAGAAAATGGTCAATAAGAAGCAAGCCGTTGTAGATCGTATTGCAAAGAAACTTCTACCTGCTATGCGTCAAGCTGAGCGTGATCGTAAATTAAGACGTGGAGCCAGCAAGAATGATTAAAGGATTTGCTGACTATATTACAGAAGCCACCAAGGAATGTACATTCGCTTGGGGTCGATTCAATCCTCCAACGACAGGACATGAAAAGCTTTTAGACGCTGTTGCAAAAGTTGCACGCAGCAATAAGTATTTTATATTTGTTTCCCAGTCCACGGATAAGAAAAAGAATCCACTTGACTATAAAACAAAAGTCAAGTATATGAGAAAGATGTATCCAAAGCATGCGCGTTCAGTTATGCTTGATACAAAAATGAAAACAATATTTGATGTCCTTGTTAAGTTATATGATCAAGGTTACAACAAAGTAAATCTTGTTGCAGGCTCAGACAGAGTCACAGACTTTGAAGTGTTACTTAACAAGTATAACAACGTTAAAGGTCGTCACGGATTTTATAACTTTGAAGGTGGAATCAATGTTGTTTCTGCCGGTGAAAGAGATCCAGATGCTGATGATGTTTCTGGTATGTCAGCCTCAAAAATGAGAGCTGCAGCTGAAGCAAACGATTTTGCTTCTTTCTCTCAAGGTCTACCAAGAGGTTTCAAAGACGGTCAAGCATTATTCAATGATGTTCGAAAGGGCATGGGTCTAAAAGAATCATATGACTTTAGAGAACACATTCAACTTGAATCAGTATCAGAAACAAGAGAAGCTTATGTAGAAGGTAAGCTATTCAACGAAGGTGATATTATCGTTGTAAAAGAATCTGATGAAGTTGGTGAAGTTATTATGCTAGGCTCTAACTATGTTCTAGTTGAGATGGCAGATGGTAAGAAGCTTCGCAAGTGGTTAGATGATGTTGAACTAATTGAACGTCAAGATCCAGATATTAAAGATCGTGAAGGATCTCAACCAGCTAATTATCATAAAGGTCTTGCTAAGTCAACCAAAGTAAAACGCGATGCTCAATTTAAGAAGCAAGCTAATATGGATGACGATGATCCTGAAGCATATAAACCTGCACCAGGTGATAAAGAAGCAAAGACTAAACCTTCAAAACATACTAAGAAATATAAGCAAATGTATGGTGAAGGTAAGTATGAATCATTCAGTTCATTCAGTGAAATTATGACTGAAGATGTAACTGCTGCTTTGCAAAAGAAAGCAGATAAAACTGGTATGCCAATTGGTATATTAAGAAAAGTTTATAACCGTGGAGTTGCGGCATGGAAATCAGGCCATCGTCCTGGTACTACTGCATCTCAATGGGGTCATGCAAGAGTTAATAGTTTTGTAACTAAATCAAAAGGTACCTGGGGTGGTGCTGATAAAGATTTAGCATCTAAGGTAGGATCATAAATGTCACCATTAAGTAAAGCTACAAGAAATCATATTGCTGATGTTCAACGGAAGAGAGCAAATGATCTTAAGAAATTAAGAGATGCAAAAAGGAAAAAGAATCCTACTTTCATGGACAAATTCAAAAAAGGATTTAAGAAAGAAGAACAAGAGCAGGAAGTTGATGAGTTAAATAAATCAACTATGGCAAGATATACTCGCGCAGCTGCAAGAGATATTAATCACCAGGGTATCAAAGGTAATCTTAATAAGATTAAGAAACGTGTATCTGGTATCGATAAGGCAACAAATAAACTAGCTATGAGAAAAGAAGATGTTGAACTTGACGAAGCACTTAATAAAGATTGGATTAAAGCAGTAAACGACCTCAGTAAGAAAATGGGTGCGAGTGTTGCTAAGTCATCTAAAGGTGGTATTATTCCTTTCGCATCAAGAAATGGTAAAACTACTAACATTGGTTATACAGATTCTAAAGGCAAAAGAAATGTAGTATTCTCTACTGATAAATCATTGTCTAAGAAAGAAGAAGATAAAATGCTTTCTGACATTCGTAAGAAGTTTGCGAAAGAAGAAGTAGAAATTACAGAAGCTAAATCAAAAGCAGGTGACGCTTTGATGGCTTATGCTAAGAAGTCTGGTGGCATCGATAAGCGCGATATGATGACGATCGCAGGTAAGTTGCAGAACTATGCTGCTACCGGTAACCCATCCAATAAGATGGACATTGCAAAGAAATTAAAATCTATGGACACAGATCCAAGAGATAAAGTTGTTGAAATCCTAATGGCAAATGATCCTGCTATGGGAAGAGCAATCATGCAAAAAGCAGGTATCAAATTACGTGAGGAAACACAAATGGACGAACAAAAATTAGATGAACTATCACCTATGACTCTTAGAAAGTATAGAGCCAAAGCTAGTAGAGATCAAGCTGGTGGAAATCCTATGACCAGAGATCCTAAGAGATTTGATAAGAGATCTAAAGGTATTGCAAGAGCTAATAAGAAACTTGCCGGTGATAATCCATTTGAATTATATGACAAGCCTGGTTGGGAAAAAGCATCTAAAGAATTAGAAGCTGCTGTAAAGAGCAAGAACAAAGCTAAGGTTCAACAACTTCAAAAGAAATATGCTGCTCTTGGTGCAAGAGATACAGAAGCTAATCAAGCTATTCGCCAAATGATGGGTGAATCAATTAATGAAGAACAAATGAAAATTAGAATCATCCCTAAAAAAGGTGATAAAGAATCAACAGCTGCTGTACAATATATGATGAAAAAAACTGGCCAAGAGGTTGCTAGTTATGGTATTAAGGGTAAAGGTAATGACGCATATATTGAAATTCAGGTTCCTACTTCAAAAGTTTTACAAGCAGATAAAGCTATGCATGGCAAGAAATTTGGTAAGTATGAAGTCAGAGTAACTGGCAATAGAGACCTTAACAAATATGAAAGCGTTGAATATAACGATGCAGAATATATCGAAGAAAAGTACAGCAAGTCTATGGGATTCAAAGGTGTAGATGATATGGTTCGCCGTATGGAAAAAGTCATGACACCTACCAGCGTATTGTGTAAATCAATCTCAAAAGATGCAGACAACGTTGTTCCTGAGTTCAAAAAGATGGAAAAGGCCATGAAGATCATTTCATATCAATGGCAAGAAATTAACCATACTATTGACATGGCAGAATCTGTTGAATACGACGAATTAGACGAAGCAACTTGGTATAAAGTTGATGTTGAAGGTATGCCTACTGTGTTCATGGACGGTTCACCTAGTTCTATCAAAGCTAAACTTCGTAAGACCCTTAAGAAGGGTGATATGATCAATTCAGTTGACAGAGTTACTCCGGCTGATATGAAGAAATGGTTTAGAGATATGGCTAAGAGCAGTGACGGTCAGGAAGATGGTGCAGGTATCGATGAAGCGTTTGGTGCTAAGAAGTTCTCTGATAAACAAATCAAAATGGCTTATGGTATCTTAAATGATCCACGTTGGAAAGGTGGTAATATGACTGCTATCGTACGTAAGATCGAAGGTATTGCAAAAGGTCTTTCTAGTCACCCAGGTGTGAGAGCTGCAATTCGTAGAACTAATGAAGATACATTGTTTGACGATCTAATTGCAGAAGAGTTAGAGTTCCTAAACTATGTTGAAGAGAACTTTGATTCTATGGAAATTGAAGATTTAGAAGACATCATTGAAGATACTGATGAGGATATCAATGAGTCAGATGCTGCATACGCAAGAGCATTAGAAAAAGAAAGAGAAGGTAGATTGACACCAAATGATCGTGACAAGCTATCTAAGATTCGTGCTATGTTGTCAAAAGAAAAGCGCGCTGAATTAAGAAGAGACGCTAAGAAATAATGAAGACTTTTAAAGAATACTATCAGAATCAGCAAGAAGGTATAGGAGTTGATCTTGCCAAAGATCTAACTAAGATTATCTTCGGTCGTAGCAATTATCATAAAGCCAAGAGACTTGCTCATGGCGAGAAGTATAAGATTGCACTGAAGAGACTTCGCGAATTGAAAAATGAGGTTCGTAAAGCTGGTGGCTGGGATAAATGGGCCGAAAAGAACAACCTATCTAGACCAGGTATGAGAACAACTGAGACAGGTGTTCAAGGTATTATTAAACAATGGGCTGCTGATTTTGCTGGCATCTCTACTAAAGAGTTTAGTAAAGTACTTGATAGAAATACTCGTTATGAAGAGCACGGTGCTGGTGAATGGGGAACCGATGAGTTAACTAATAAATATAAAAATGATACACCAGGACAATAACAATGTTAAAGTTTAAACAGTTCATTTCAGAAGAAGCTGAGTATCAGGGTAAAAAGGTAAAGCTTAATGATCCTTTCAGATCATCTGACGGCAAAAAGAAGTTTTACGTTTATGTCCGTAACGAGAAAGGTAATGTTATCAAGTTAGGATTTGGTGATCCTAATATGGAAATTAAGAGAGACGATCCGGAACGTCGAAAGTCTTATAGAGCAAGACACCATTGTGATAATCCGGGACCAAAGTGGAAAGCAAACTATTGGTCTTGTAAAATGTGGTCAGGTGCAAAAGTTTCTGACTTAGATTAAATGGGGCAATGAGATGGCAACTAAACAGGAAACATCTATTATAGCTGAGCATATAGCTGTAGAAAATGCTCGACTGGATAGAATCGAAGAAAAGATCGATAAGCTAGCAGAGACAGTTATTTCACTGGCTCGAGCTGAAGAAAAGCTTATTGCTCTTGAACAAGATAAAAATTTCATTATGGATCGTATGTTAAAAAACGAAGAAAGAATTGATGCAATTGAGAAGAAAACAGATGAAACTGCTGTTACAGTTACAGTGATTAATCGTTTATTCTGGATTGCTATATCTGTAACCGCCGCAGCATGGGTCGGCAATTTATTCATGCACTAAGGAGAAAACACATGAACCCAATTGAGGAAGCATATCTTAGAATGAAACAGGAGGAGCTCGCAGAGAGAGCCAAATGTAATTCTAAAAAAGAAGATGCATCTAACGATCAGTCTGATGATGGTGAAGGCCTAGACAAAGCTGATCCGAAAGCTGCAGCAAAGAAATTCAAAGACCGTAAAGACAAAGACATCGATAATAACGGTGAAGTTGATGATTCTGACAAGTACTTACACAAGAAGCGTAAAGCTATTAGTAAGGACATGGAAGAGTCTGTTTGTCCTGAATGCGGTAAAGAACATCCAGAAGGCGAATGCGAAATGGATGAGTCTACTAAGAAAGAAGCTATCGAAATCGACGATGAAGATGGTGACGTAGTCAAGAAGAAAGACGACGATAAGAAAAAGAAAAAGAAAGGTGACGACGAAGTCAACGATACTGAAGAGCCAGTAGCTGAGTCTGTTGAATCAATCATCGAAATGTCTGATGAAGACTTTGATTCATATATTGAAGGTCTTAGCGAAGAGCAGTATAAAGAGCTTGAAGAAGGTATCGGTTCTGCTATTGCTAAAGGTGCAAAAGCTGTTGGCGCTGGTATTAAGAAAGTTGCTGATAGATTCTCAACTTCTGGTCGTGCCGATGCTGCTGAAAAGAAACTAGCTAAGATGAAGCAAAAGCAAAAAGATCGTGAGCGTTTAAAGAGAGCTCAGGCTGGTATCGACAAGCAGAAAGCTGCCATGAAGAAAAAGCGTGAAGCTGAGAAAGCTCGAGTTTCTGAAATGAAACAGAAGATGCAAGAAGCTATCGATCCTAAGCATGCTGATCAAGAGAAACTTGAGCCAAGAGCTGAAGGTGAGAAGCAATTCAAAGATAACCATAAAGTAGATGTCTTTGACTTTGTACCTAAAGATGACCAAGGTATTACTGCAAACGTACCTGCACGTCAATTACGTACTGGAGATAATGACCAAGGTGATGGTAAAGCACCGAAGTCTTTAAAAGATATTAGAAAGTAACCTCTGGAAAACTGTTAAATAGAGTATATGGAGATACTTTATTTTAACAGTTGAGGTAATTGAATGCAACTATTTGATGAATTAAATAATGATAATTTTATGCTGTACGCGGCTCGGCATTATAACAACCCGCAGTGTACAGACATGGATGAGTTTAATGAGGATGTGCAACGTTTTAAGTATTTGAAACGTTTATTAGGTCGCTATGAAAAAGGTGATCTACAACACAGACTTATATTGAATCATATTATTGTCATTTATAATGTGTTTGGTATTGATCCAGCCAATAAGATGATGTTCTATAAAATGGAACAGAAACATTGGTCTGCGATTAAAACGTTTTTGGTATATCTAAGTTATCTAAAAGAAGATACACTTATTGATGTACCTTTAGATGAGAATATAGTAGAAGTCCTTAGGAAAATTTAATGGGTATTATATCTAGAGCTGCAGATACTTATTATACGTTTAGATTCCTGAAAACCCTTACAACTAAATGGGTTGACATGGAAGCGTATAAGCGTGGCATTATTGATGAAAATGGTAAGATACTCAAGAAGGGTAATCAGCTCGATGCTGAGGACAAGACTCATTATACTCTTTTTCATAGATTAGTATTCAACGTCAAAAGACTACTGGAAAAGCTTCCTTTCGGTAAGTCTAAGTTGGCTTCATATGCCGCTGCACTGTTTCTCCTTAAAGAGAATACTAATCTATCAGAAGAGCAAATTGCCGAAGTACTAAAACAAATTGAAGCTGATATTGATATGACAATCAATGAAAGCAGAAATTGGAACGTTATGGAAAACGATCAGTTAGCACCTGGTGAGTATATCCTATCGGAAGATATTGCATCACCTTCTACTGGTGATTTAATTGCAAGAGCCGGAACATCTATTATAGCTGACGCAAACAATGATCCTGTTGATTATTTGTTCGGCACACCAGTTTATAAAGTAAGACATGTATCAACACAAACTGATATATATGTTGCACCCGGAGATTTAAAACGATGAAATCATTTAAAGAATTTATTGTAGAGAAGTTGTCT